CCCCCGCCTACAAAATCAATTTCTTCTCCCCTGAATTTCCGCCCGATTCCCCCGGCAAAGCGGGGAAAGTGCAAAGTTACTGTGAAAATCGAAGTAACTACAATAATAACATGGGGAGTAACTACGATAATAACATAGGGGGTAACAACGGTAACATATCATAGTATTTCATACCCCACTCATGCTATACTGCACATGGAAACCTCCAATCACCTCACCCGACGGAAGCGCCAGTCTCCGCCGGGTCTTTTTATGCCTCAAATTCGCTGTACCCCACCCGTGGAGATGAAATCCTCTGCGCGTGGAGGCGCAGCATCGTTCGTTCCTCATTGCACAGAAAGGATGGTGGACTTGGCTGGACTGACCGAGAAACAGCGCCGCTTCTGCGACGAGTACCTGATTGACCTGAACGCGACGCAAGCCGCCATCCGCGCCGGATATTCCCCGAAAACGGCAGCGACAATTGCGGCAGAAAACCTCACAAAACCTAAGGTGACTGAAAACATCAAAAAGCGCATGGATGAAAAGGAAGATGCGCTGATTGCCAAGCAGGACGAAGTTCTGAAATACCTGACGGCGGTGATGCGCCGGGAGATGAAGGAGTCTGTCGTCGTGACGTGCATGGAGGAGAAGACGGAAGTCATCCCCGGCGAGGGCGGCGGCAAGCCCACCCGGCGCACAACGAAGAAGGAAGAACCGAAGGTCGTCGAGATTCCGGCGCGGCTGTGCGACGCGAACAAGGCGGCGGAGTTGCTGGGGAAGCGCTACGGGCTGTTCACGGACAGGGTGGATGTGTCGGGCAGCCTACCGGTGATTCTGGCGGGAGAGGATGCGCTTGACGACTAATCAGCCGCGAATCTACCTGCCAGATGTCGTCGGGCGCGGCTACGGCGCGTTCTGGCGCTTCACGGGGCGCTACCGCGTGTGCAAAGGCAGCCGCGCAAGCAAGAAAAGCACCACGACGGCGCTGAATTTCATCTACCGCATGATGAAGTACCCCGGCGCGAACCTGCTGGTCATCCGCAAAACGTACCGCACATTGCGCGACAGCTGCTTCACACAGCTTCTCTGGGCGATTCACCGCCTGCAAGTGGAGGCGTTCTGGAGCTGGAAGGAAAGCCCGCTGGAAATCACCTACAAGCCGACGGGGCAGAAAATCTACTTTCGCGGCATGGATGATCCTTTGAAATTGACCTCCATCACCGCGCAGAGCGGCGTGCTGTGCTGGGTGTGGGTTGAAGAAGCCTACGAAATCATGAACGAGAGCGATTTCAACACGCTGGATGAATCCATCCGCGGCGAATGCGCACCGCCGCTGTTCAAGCAAATCACGATGACGTTCAACCCGTGGAATCAGAAGCACTGGCTGAAAGCGCGCTTTTTCGACGTAGAAGACCCGGACATCCTCGCCATCACAACGAACTACCAGTGCAACGAGTGGCTGGACAAGCAGGATTTACGCCTATTTGAGCGGATGAAAGCGACGAACCCGCGCCGCTACGCCGTGGCTGGCTTAGGGAACTGGGGCATTGTGGAGGGGCTCATTTACGAGCGCTGGCAGGAATCCGCGTTCGACCCGGCGGAAATCAGTCGGACGCACACCCTTGAATCCGTGTTCGGCTTGGACTTCGGCTTCACCAACGACCCGACGGCATTCTTCTGCGGATTGCTGGACATTCCGGCGCGCCGCCTGTACGTCTTTGACGAGCTGTACGAACGGGGGCTGACGAACGACATGATTGCCAAGCGCGTGACGGCGATGGGCTACGGCAAAGTGAACATCACCGCCGACGGCGCAGAGCCGAAATCCATTGCCGAACTGCGCGGCATGGGCTTGCGCGTGCACAGCGCGGCGAAAGGCGCGGACAGCATCCGCAGCGGCATCCAGTGGATTCAGAACCTCGAAATCATCATCCACCCGCGCTGCATAAACTTCCTGACCGAAATCAGCAACTACACATGGGACAAGGACAAGTTCGGCAAGATGCTCGATAGCCCCATTGACGACTTCAACCACCTGATGGACGCGATGCGGTATGGGCTGGAAAAGTTCATTGTGGGGAAAAAGTGGACGTATTGACGGAGGACGTATGCGCAAGAGCGAGAAGGAAGCCCTGCAAGCCATGCTGGATGATGAGCAGGAGACCATCAAGGTACTGGAAAAGGCGTACCAGCGGGCGCTCCGGCGCATCGACAACCACATTCGCATCCTCGAAAGCGACGAAATGACGCAATCGAAAATCTACCAGAAGCGTTATCAGGAGGCGATGAAAGCCCAAATCAGCGCCGCGCTGGACGAACTGCACAAGAAAAGCAATCAGACCATCGAAGAATACCTGACGCGCAGCTATCAGCACGGCTACGTCGGCACGATGTACAGCCTGCACAAGCAGGGGATGCCCATCCTTTCGCCGATTGACCAGCGTGCCGTCACCCGCGCCGTCCGCACGGACAGCAAGCTCAGCGGGCGGCTGTACGGTGAACTCGGCGTGGATATGCAGAAGCTGAAAAAGACGATTCGCCGGGAGATTTCCATCGGCATCTCCATCGGCAGCGACTATAACATGATTGCACGTCAGGTGCAGATTTCGTCCGGCATTCCGCTCAAACGCGCGAAGACGATTGTCCGCACCGAAGGACACCGCATTCAGCAGCAATCCGCTGATGACGCGCGCAACGCCGCCAAGAGTCAAGGCTGCCAAGTGGTCAAGCAGTGGGATGCCGTGCTGGACGGCAACACGCGCACGGATCACCGCGTACTGGACGGGCAGATTCGCGAAGTCGGCGAACCGTTCGAGATAGACGGCAAAAAGGCGCAGTACCCCGGCGCATTCGGGCGACCGGAAGAGGACTGCAACTGCCGGTGCGTGGCGCTGACAAGGGCGAAGTGGGCGCTGAATGCGGACGAGTTGCAGAACATGAAGGACAGGGCGCAGTTCTTCGGGCTGGACAAGGCGGAGGGGTTCAGGGAGTTTGAGGAGAAGTATCTGAATGCGGAAAAAATATTGCAGAGCGGCGCAAACAATGGTATAATAAATTCGCAGAAGAATGTCATTCGAGATGCGATTTCTTCCCACAGTGTGAGTACAAAGGTGAATCCCCAAAAGCAAGGTAGACACATCAAAGGTAGTTCGACGTATATCGAGGGGCGCAGCTATCTGTACGGGACACTGGAAGACGCGCAAGTGCTTGTAAACGCATTATCGGGAACAGGCACACCGCTGTTCGATGAGAATGGCGAATGGTTGCGAAAAGAACGAGTAGACGCAAGGGAAAACTTTGGCGTTCACGTTTCGCCGGAAACAGGCGAAGAAACTGAAACATCAAAGGGAATGCTGATCTACTCAAAAACAGGAACGCATCTTGTTCCGAGAAAGGAGACACCGAAATGAACCTGAAACAGTATTATAACAAGCAGGTCAAAATCGTAAGCAAAAGCGGCAAGGTATTCTGGGGAACTGTGAATGACTACTTCTACCCTGAGGATAACGAAACGGGCAAAGAAAGCATTGCCATTGACACACCAGATGGTCAACTGATCGGGTTCGACGAGGACAGCATTCAGGAAATCAGCGTGATGCCGTGACTGAAACGGAGGTTATTTCATTGGCAACCTACAAGCGCAATGACGAGGAAACGCCAAGCGGTGGCGCATATTCCGAGATTTATTATTTTGACGACGACGGGAACCCGGCTGATGAAGAGGAAGCAACCCGGTGTGTCATCAGAGAATGTGACAAAAACGGGAACTTGCTGAACGAAGTCTGGGGAACTGTCTAACGCCATGCAGAATATTGCAATAGCAAAGAGCCAAGCGAAATAGCGAAGAAAATCGGCTCGATTATTAAAAAGGCGGTGGGCAAGAAATGACGAAAGCCGAATTCATTGCAAAAGCCACGGAGTACGGCTACATGGACGAGGACATCGAAGAAATGATTGAGTTGGTCGAGGAAGCAAATCAAGATGGCGTTCCCATGTCGTATGATTATCTCGCAGAAAACGTCTTGGCAGAACAACCCGCATATTAACAAGCACCCTGCTTGATGCACGGTGCTTTTTTGATGCCGCTGAACTTGCACATAATTGCGTGCAATTGCAACTTGCCGTCAACTTGCAAACGCTTGATTTTCCTGCGCTTGCTGGCTTCTGGGACGGCAAAATTGCGACTTAACTTGGGACAAACTTGGGACAAACATCATCTTGCGAAAAACAGCCGCACACCTTGTGCAGGCTGTTTTTTCATACAATAATTCCGAAAAGGAGTGGTATCATGGACATCTCTACCATGGGAACGGTGCTGGCGATTGTCGTCATCACCTACCTGATCGGACTGCTCTGCAAGACCATCAGCGCCATCAAGGACGAACTGATTCCCGTCATTGTGGGCGCAGTCGGCGGCGTGCTGGGCATCGTGGGCATGTACGTCATCCCGGATTTCCCGGCGAAGGACGTGCTGAATGCGCTCGCGGTCGGCATCGTGTCGGGGCTCGCCTCGACGGGCGTGAATCAGGTGTATAAACAGCTCGGCAAAGCGGAAATTGACCCCGGTGGTGATTGACGATGGCATCAAAAACGGTCAGCGCGGCGGAGGTGGTCGCCCTCTTCCGCCGCGCGCTGGCGGAAAAATGGGGGTACATCTGGGGCGGCACGGGGCAGATTCACACGCAGCGTGCGCAGGACAGCGCCACCCGCGCGCAGACGATACGCTATGGGCAGCAGTGGGTCGGACGCCGCGCCGCAGACTGCTCCGGGCTGTTTTGGTGGGCATACAAGCAATTGGGCGGCTACATGTACCACGGCAGCAACACCATGTGGCGCAAGTACGCCGCCGCCAAGGGGGCATTGCAGGGCGGCAAGCGCACCGACGGTCAGCCGCTCAAGCCCGGCACGGCGGTGTTCCTCACCAAGGGCAGCGACCG